ACATAATCATCAAAATACTTATCCAACGCCTCCTTCAGGTATCGTTTCCGATGCCACTCTGGTGAATAGGGTTTGTAATCCATGATGCGAGTTTATTATGCTCGTATCATAGCACTATGGGTTCCTTCTGTCAATACCTAAAGAGTCAAGATACTCTAACCACCAATCGGCATCCTTGATGTATCTCCAGTTTGGAACTTCCTCATCACGTTCTACAACATAATACTCATAGAGAGCATCATCTATAATCCGTGCGATCTCCATACTCTTCTTCCTCTGCATCAACATCTTCATATGCATTTGCCACATATGGTCCGTGTGGTTTTTTGGATTCTGCTCTGACATAGTTTTTCTCATCGTTGACAGCTGAAATCCATAACGAAAGTTTCATAATAATCCAAATCAATGCCAACGGAGTGAAGCAACCAATAAGGATTATAGAGTTCATAATAGATTATTCTGTTTGAAGTAATTTAGGGTATCTTTGAGACCACCAATGTGTCTGAAACCAACATTAACTTGTGGATATTCTGCTTCTTCACCAAACTCTTCAACGAAACCTCTTTCAGAAAAGTGTTGATTCAGTTTGTAAATGTGAATTTGAAAATTAAGTTTTTCTAACAGAATTTTAGCACGTTCACACTCTTGATTTCCGTTAGAATAGATTACTGCTTCCATTACTTTTTCTCCTCGTACTCAATTACAATTCTTTTGTAGTCTCTACCAGTATGATCTACACAAGTGATATGAACTAATTTACCACCCAATGCATCGGCAATTTCGTGTAATTTACTCCAAGGAATTTGCTTTTCATCCATTTTTACCCTCCTGCCAGGCATCAATCTGTTCTTGTGTAGGAACAATAATTCGGAAAGCAAGACCTTCCTCTTCAAATTCCTCATTCATTTTATGATATGTTTCAGGTGTAATCTTTTCAGTCACGTTGCCTCCAATCGTCTGGTTTGTCTTGTTTGAACCAATCTACAATTTCATCGGCACCATCAAACCCCGTTCTGTAATTAGATGGGTCGGGGTCTCCTAGTCCCATCTTATTCATAAAATCATCCATACTACCTTCCTGAATATCAGGATTAGCAGCAGCACGACGTGCTTTCTTTAGCATTTCACGAGCAGAAGTATTTGCCTTTGACAACTTCTCTGCCCAAATCATATCATCAAGTTTTACCTCTTCACCGTTAGCGATACATTTACAGATAAACTCTAATCGCAGACGGTATTGTGTTGATAACATAGACTCATGTATGTTTGTTTTTATTTATTTCTTCCACCAGTTCTTTTGCCAAACGCATAGAACGACGGTGTATAAAGTATTTTACCACAGGATTCTTCGGATTGTTCAATAACCACCACCAGTGGCGTCTAATGTTAGTAGATACTAACTTCAGTGCATACACAAAAGCGGCAGCAACACTTTCATCTATTACGATGAAATATGCTACTACCGCAAAGAATCCAAATAGGATTATGTGGGGAGAATCCATCAATGAAACTCCTGATTTCTACGCTCATCAAGATAATGAATAATTTCGTCTCGCCATTCCATCAACTCATGAAAACACTCTTGGTTGTGAGCACATTGTCGTAATTGATGGTCTGGTTTGAGAACACTCTCATAGAATAGTCCCAGAGCATCGCGTCGCTTTTCGTGTTTATCGGTCATTTGCGTGACTTCTTTTTAATGGTTTTCTTTTGGTTGTTGATGAAATCAACGGATTGTTTGTAGGTGTTAAGAATTGCTACTTGACTGCCATTATGTATAATGGTGTACTTCTTTCCACAAGGAATTACTGCCCAAAGTCCATCATTCGTTACATAACCTAATGGATTTTTAGGTTTAGGATCAAGAATACTAGGAAAAGGAACAAATGGTTTAAGAAAACCCATCAAAAAACAGCAGTAACACTTACAACTTGAGCGCCAGGATTACGGGCAGTTGCAACCTTTTTAGCATCCTGATAGTCGCGAGCGATGACAACCTCTTCAAACAAGGTGCCTGCTTTGAACAGTTGGACTTTGCACTTCATGGTTTGATTCCTGAACAGTTTTAGTATAGCACCTAATGTGCTGAAATGCTGATTACTTAAGATTTACTTCAGCGTCGCACGACACTGATGGCAGGTTCTCCCTGTTGAAACACGGTGTCAACCACTGCCTGAACGCTCTTAGCAGTGCCAATACCAACTTTATCAAAGACTGGCACACATACCAGTCCAAAGGTCTTCTCAGCGCCACCCAGACGAATCACACGACCGATTGACTGAGAGATACCAATGTAGTCCATATTACGCATAAACAGGACTGCTTCAAGACCCTTAACATTGATACCCTCAGAGAGAATAGAGTGGTGCATAATCACGAAACGAGTGTCATCCTGACCCCACTGATTCAAAGTCTTGAAGAACTCTTCACGGGAAACTTTGACGCCGTTGATGATAGCACCAGTCTTGGAAGTGATATACATCCAGTTGTAACCACGCTGCTTCAGTTCGTGGCAGAAGTCAGTTTGTGACACCATACGCACAATCTGCTTGGTAGAACGTGCAGCAATCAGGATCTTATTGAGTGAGTTTGCATCAATAGTATCCAGCAGGTTCTTGTCATCAGACTGCTTCAAATCACCCTGAGGAAGCTGCTGAACCACAACTTTAGGGGGCAGGATGTAACCTTCTTCAACCAACTTAGGTGCAGGAACATTGCAGATAACCTGTCCATACACCGCACCATCATTCATCCCAGGTTTGAAGATAGTAACAGAGTGCTTCGGAGTTGCAGTAAAAAAGTAGCAACGGTCAGCAGTGTTACTGAAGTGCTCAGTAGCAGGAAAAAAGTTACGTTGCACAGAATTGTGTGCTTCATCAAAATAAATGGTGTCTACGTTGATACCTGCCTCTTGCACTTTGTGCAGGGAGTGATATGTGGTAAAGATAAGTTGATTGCGATATGCTTGACGATGCCAATTAGCAATCAGTGCAGGTTTTGTGCTGCTGAAGTGTTCAGTCTCACCACTGTGAACGTGATAGACAGCAGCATCATCAATCAATTCCAGAAACTCTTTGCAGAGTTGTTCTGCAAGTAGGATACGAGGAGCAACCACAACAATGGTAGTAGAACCATCAGCATCAATCTGACGCTTTGCATCTTCAATCATACAAATAGTCTTGCCACCACCCGTAGGGATGATAACCTGTCCTTTGCTGTACTTCTGCATCGCTTCCAGAGCGTTCTGCTGATGGGGGCGAAGGGTGATGGTCACGGTTACCTTTTGAACTTGACGTAATTATAGCACGATGCAATGGGTCAACGCGACCCTTGTGCCAGTTCACGAACCGTACTTAATTGCTATAGTCCATCTCCATCGGTCACGAAACGATGTTGCTCTGTGTAGGATAGTGGCATCAAAATAAACCATCCGATTTGGCACAGGCGTCACACCAATCATGTCACCGTTGTAGTAGAATTGAGTTTCTCCACCATCATTGATGTCCCAGTCTGCACTTGGCACATAGTATAGAAATGTGAGGTCTCCACTATCTACACTATCAGTATGAAAATATGGATTTTCTCCTGGTGCAAATGAGTTGACATACATCCGATACAATTTTAAGTTCGGACATAAATGATTTGTATTCTCAAAGAACAAATCATAAATCCACTGATTATTTTCTTCTACTGGTTTATCTTCACAGTCGTAAATCTCATGAACCATTCCTGTTGGAGATGATTGCTCAGTATCTCTTTCTCCCCAATAATAATCAGCTTCACAACAATACTTGACGACGTTCAAGTACTCTTTAGAAATGAAGAAATCATCAATTACTTCCAGTGTCTTCTCCATATCTAGTTACCGTTATATTAAATGATAATGTAATTCTAGGATAAGATGTTTTCTTTCCAGGTGGAACAAAATGTTGCAAATAAGAGGGAAACATCAATAAATCTCCTTCACGAATCTTCGGAACAAAAACTTCTCCCCAGTTGTTAGAATCTAGTTCAAGACTTAAATTACGAAGTTGTGATAAAGGATCTCTAAATTCTGGTGGTTTATGATCTCGTTCATCATAACACAGAAAATGAATGAATGAAAAGTGTGCTTGATTGAATATACCACCCAGATGATCGTGCTCTTCTTGATATTCACCGTTTACATATACGTTGTACCATATCCTATTAAAATTTACTTCTACTTCTCTATCGAAAATCTCAGTGATAGAATCTAGATAGGTCTTTTCTAGTAGAGACTTATTTTTATCGATAATTTTTGAATCTTCATAGAAAGAAGTCAGTATTCTATCTGTACCCCAATTCTCAGGTATCTCAAGATTCTCAACACTATTGAGAATATCTTTAACCAATACACCCTTCAACAGGTCATTATTCTCTACCTGTGTTTGGAATACTGTTACCGGAAAGAGCTCAATACTTCTCATCTATCAACCTTAACAAAGATATTCTACTGATAATTCAGTATTGTGTCAAGC